TGTAGAAATTATCACAAAAAAAACTGTCCTAACATCGATACAGGCGAGAACCAGTGTCACCACCTTTGCAGCTCTTCAAGTCCAAGTCCAGAACCCAACGGTCCTGGCGGTGGCGGAGGCGGTGGGTCCAATGTGAGCGGTCCGCATCCATGCCCAACAAGCGGTAACGTTGTATGCAATGTAAATGGACAATGTGAAGAGACTGGTCTTAAAAAAGGTTACAACCCTTGTATTGGTGAATGTTGGAGTCCAGTATCTGAAGATGCTATCATGGCTTGCAAAAATCATGACGGCGGAGGAGGTAACGGCGGCGGCGGAGGAGGTAACGGCGGCGGAGGTGGCGGCGGAGGTGGCGGCGGAGGTGGCGGCGGGTCATGCACGATAGGCGACAACCAATGTAATGATTCTCAATACTGTTCTGTTGGATACAAGAAGTGTACTGATACCCCAGGTACCTGGACACCTGATTTCTACAACAGCTTTGTACATGGTATGACTACTGGTACAATCTTGAGCAAACAAGCCAAATGTATAGTTAATGGTCTGGCATCTCCGAAGGGTTGCGATGTTACCAAACCTACAGATATAAACGAAAACGTAATGACCAAATGTCTAAGGAACAAGGTGATAGCTGATTGTAAGAAAAACTCAACTGCATTTCCCGTCTCTCCCGTGAAAAGCTCTGGTAATGGTAGTGGAGGAGGCAAGAAGAAAAGTATGTCACATTTGGAGATTGCTCTCATCGTAATTGCAGTTCTTGGTCTATTGGGACTGATAGGCTTCTTGGCATACCGAGCAAAGAAATAAATTTGAATTTTATCTGCTCTGCCTATCATGAATAACGAACTATGTCAGCACAAAAATCAGCAGTATATATTGAAAAGTACAGCGACAAATCTTTCGTCGTCCGAGGAGATACCCGCCCTCATCGTGAGTCCTTGAAAGCCATGGGAGGGAAGTGGGCTACTCGACTCACCGATAAAGAGACTGGTGAGAAGTTTGGAGCCTGGCTCTTCTGGACTCAGAAGCGTGGCGAACTTGATGTATGGGTTAGCGGTGGTTGTAAGCCTGTCGAGGGCTCTCAGGCCTCAGGGAGGACTTCGGAACAGTCAAGCAACCTAGAGCTACGAATGACTCGTATCGAGGAGAGCCTTGCTAGGATGGAGAAACTCATCGTGAAGATGAATGATTTCATGGTTAGCGGTGAGGTCATCGAGGAGGAAGAAGAAGTAGAGGACAAGCCCAAGAGGTTCCTAGGGAAGTGAGCTGTATATGGTAATTGGTAATTCGTTGTATAACATCATTGTTATACAAAATTTAGGAGTAGCAAGTCTAGAGCCGCTACGTGACCAATTCTATTTTTCCGCTACTTCACAGGGCTTCAGGATGATTCTTCTGAAGGACGGGAGGACAACACATTTCATTGTTCCACAACGCGTAAAGATTAGCTCCGTACAAAAGTATCAGAGCCTTACAAAATTTTCAGAGTAATCTACTACCTTGGCCTTCTTGGCCTGTTTGAGGAACCAATCGTGGTCGTATGTATCTTGTGCGGAGTCCAGTATCTCGCAACCGTAGTACTCAGGTTTCACCAGAATAGCCTTTCTTTTAGTGTCGGTGAGTACCGTATCAGGATGTTCCTCGACACTATCAACCATCACCTCGATGAAATCCTTGCCGTATACGACGTCATTCGAGAGAGATATGATAATTGTATCGCATTCCTTCTCTTTCAACAAGATCGGTATCAACGCCGTACCTTCACCATAGTCTTTACCGGCTGGGAAGACATTGGCTATCTTCTTGATATAATCAGGAACCTTTGTCTCATCACCGAGAGGGACAACGATACCAATCTGGTCGACCTTGACCGTCTGATCCAAAAGGGAATTCAACACTGGTTTAAGTCTATCAAAGTCCTTGGGTTGTACAGATAAACTTATGACTACCCGACCATCAGTAGCCTCTGGGAGTTGACTGTATCCTTCAACCAATTTGTCTGTACTCGACATGTGGAGAGTCAGGTACCTGACAATGCCAAAGTAAGAAAGCAGAATCATGGCTAGTGATAGAAAAGTCCCTATTAGGGTCCATATGATCATAGTCTTCTTCATTTATTATCTACGAGACATAATAAATTTACTCATATTGATTAGCCTTGAATGCCTTCTTGACATGGGCATACTTCTTACTGTTGAAGCGTTTCTTTGCCGCCGCGGATGCTTTCTTGCTCACGATATTCCCTTGTTTATTCTTCTTCAGATCCTTCTTCGTCAGACCTCCCGAAGTCATCTTTAGGCTTCCATTCCAGACACGCAGGCGTTCATTGATTCCGTGTGAATTGATAGTCATTTACTATCTCTCAATATAAAATTTATTCACTTTTTTACTACTCGATGTCTTCTCACTAACCAAAAAGCTAACCCTCCAACTAGCAACACTCCTATCACTACTAGTAAAATGGCTAGCCATTTTGGGATCCCTTTCATCTTCTCCCTGAGATGTTGGCTTTCGTCGACTGACGAACTCAACGACTTACCGTAGGCTTGTTGATAGAAAGCTTGAGGAGTCATTGGACCCCCTGGGTAAGACTTACTAATCCACTCGGCGTCTATTCCTGATAAACTAAAATTTTGCTTAGTCCCTTCATTGTTATTGGTCAATTTAGCAGGAAAGAAATAGAGCATGACAGAAAGAGGGTCAAATTTTGAGCCATTGATCTGGTCAATATTATAACGATTAATAACATTAGTATCGACCTGTTGTTTATCCCAGCCTTGGGTCTCTGCCATGTAGGCCCGTAGTTTTGGCACATTCCAATCAATGTTCGCACCTCTAGGATTTTGGTGCTCGTGAATCATACCGAGGGCATGACCAAACTCATGTATGTAGGTTCCAACGTCAAACCAGCCTAGATTCATACTTGGCTTCGGACGAGACTTGATCGAATCGGTGCCAACGTCTGACCAAGATGCACCAGCATCCTTAAAGCTAATCCTGACATCGGCAGTTTCGGGCTTACTGTCGAGAAACTTAAGTTTAAGATTGACAAGAGGCTGTATACGCTTAGCAACCACAGTCTTCACAGCCTCTTTTAGCGGAGCCTCAGCCAAGGTCTTCTGTAACGGATCAATGTTGCGCCCTATCTTTTCCATGGCCGACAAGGGAGTGCGCGAGTTGGCAGAAGTTGGATTGTCGAGAAAGCCAATGGTAACGGTAGAGTTCTGTGGCCAAAGTTTGGCGCTCCAGAAGGCAGCGGACAGATGGTCGTCGTCTTTGATGCTTTCATAATGGTCTTGGTGTTCAGGTAATATCCTTTCAACGCATATTCTAGTCACTTTCGAGGATGACATTTATTATTAAAAATAAAAACCTATCATAAAAGAAAATGTCAGCAGGTGGATTATCTTATGCAGGACTCACCAACTATGGACGTGTCACTCTTCCCTCCGTGGAGACGTGGGGCGCTAACATGAACATTCTCAGAGATCCTCCAAAATCAGTCATGACACGTAGAATCAATAAAGTGGGCGAAACCAGCTCGGTCACTCAGATGATCGATGACAGTGGTAATCGGGCTTGTGAGGCAATACAAGTCTATGCCCGCGGAGTTAATCCTTGTGTCAGTGTCTCATACAATAACTATGGAGGAGGAGGACAGTCTGGTAACTTGACAGGTCTGGGAGCTCCCATCGCTGGTGCTGGACGGAAAGCCAAGCTTCCATACACCATACTCAAGGATGGAGCGTTTAGGCCACCGGTCCTCACCCAAGAAGACCTTCTCCCTCTATCTCGTCTACCTCGAGTTTGGACTTCGGCGTTCTCGCAGCCGGGATTTAGCGACTTCTCGAAAAAGGCTAGATCTTGTGCCTCCGCCGAAGAGACCAGGGAAGTCAAGAACCAAACGCTGAAAGCGTGCGTGAGACCAACAGCCACGTACATAGTAAAAACACCAATACCTGAGCCTTTTGAGGTCAAATACGTTATTCAGCCTTCCTTGAAGACGTCAGCAACATCGGGTACCCGTAGTATGAATATTACACAACAACAAGTCAAGAAACCAACCAAAGAGATTGATAACACTCCTCTTCATGCCGATGCCCATACTAAGCAAGTGGACCCTTCACGATACGTATATAGCAGTAATTTCGACACAGATCCCTACATCCAGGATGCTAATACCCATCGGGTTGCTACCAATACATCATCTAACAAGCACCACACGAACATCAATGAAATTCTAGATCTCGCCGATCTACCTATACAGGAGATACGAACTATGAGTCATACGGCCCCTAAGAACCGAGGAGAGAGGACTGACTACGTACACGACAACATCGAATTATCTCGTAACCTACCTGAGTATCAAGGAGTGACTAATAAAGCTGATCGAAACAACTATAAGAGGAACCAGTATACTAACTCAATCGAGCTCTCTAGGAACATTCCAACTGGGAGTTTCTCTACAGGTGTCGTAGCTAGGGGAGCCTCAGACCATGGCAGCCGTACAGCCCGTCTAATTCCCAAGATACAGCCAGGTGGATATCATAACGGTGGTCAGAAACCGATGGTAGATCGGATGCAAGAGGTCGCTGTTCCTTACGAAACCCAGAAGGCTAGAACCTCTCGTATGGTAATGGAATCTATGCAAGGCAGATTTAACAAACCAGCTCCGTGGTCTTAATATTAATTCTCACAAAGTAACTTTTTTTCTTATTCCCCCAATAAGAAAATGGAGCACTCTCAAAAGGAGTTTATTTTCGAGCAACTAAAGTCCATGCACAAAACAATTAAAGCGACAAAGAGTACTGACTTGCTCCACCTTGAGAAAGGCACATATTACTTGAGTACTCAGGCATCAGCAAAGTTACTAAGTAAAGGATCATTAACTTCAACACATAAAGATCTTGTGGTCAAAAGCTATCCTCAGAATCTTTACCATCAATCTCTTCGTGAGTACTTAATTGGGTTGAGAGTTACTAATCCACTGAGAAAGATAACACCATGTTTCTTGCATACACTTGGAGCACTGAGACATAAGCCTACAGACACGTGCATTGTCTATGAAAAAGTACAAGGGAATACTCTGGCCGTCATGCTACAGGAGGGGCTAAGTTTTACTACTTGGTTATGCTTATTTGTACAGCTATTGCTTAGTCTAGAAGTAGCTCAACGAAGTACAGGATTCACTCATTATGACCTACACGCCGGAAATGTGGTGGTACGTAAATGCCATTCGGATAACTACTCTATATCTCTAGACTACCTATCGTATCGGATAAGTGAACCCGCTCTAGTACCAGTCATCGTTGATCTAGGAACGGCCAGTACATCACTAGATGGTCGCTTCATAGGTGCATATGACTACACAAATTCTGGTATATTCCACTTCATAGTTGCGGGACACGACATGTATAAGCTAATGGTTTCATCATACTGTTATGCTCTAAAGTCTGATACTAGGAAGCAGATATTGAGACTATTTGAATTCTTTGGGTCCGTCGACCCATATAGAATTTCTCAGGGACAAGGGAGTGCGGGAGTCGCTAGGGCTCAAAAGGAATTCTGCAAAGAAGTGCTCTCCTCCGAAGTCGCTAGCTACACACCGATGATGATGATCAGATACATATATACTAAGTTTCACCGAAGACTGTCTCCTACTGTAACACTAGTACCACGCCGCACCCGCTCGTCACTGTTATCACTGGATGGTAGTGAGGACTATACAAAGGCCTTAACATCAGCTCGAAGACTGGTTGAGATAGAGTCGGGTTACGCTACTACAGCCTATCTTCTTCATGTCACCAATTATTCCGCCGACCCAGATGTCAGGAAAGAGGTTAAGGAACTACGAATTAAACTAGAACGTGGTCGCGAGAAGAGGATCATGTTAGACATCATTACGTTGAAGGAAGGACTCGAGATAGAGCACCCACCTCAAGAGGACTTAGATATAGCCAGGAAAGGACTTCTAGAAATCCCAATCCGATATAGGAACGCTAGTGTGAAAGAACAGCTCTTTGACCGGTTAGAGGATCTTCTTGAGTATCAGGATCGACTACAACCATTCTTGGATATGTACTTTACGATACTCGAACTGGATCTAGAGGATGCTTATGGTGAGTGGGTGCAGAGCTTCTGCAAATCCAAACTATATAGATTCTATATCAAGAACAAGATTGAGAATGACAGAGCGTGGAGGTGGGGAGAGACTTTATTGGCATCTATTTTCTCGGCATGCTAAACCGGTTTATTAAATACTGGTCCTATGATAAATGAGTGTTCGCAATTCCGTTAGGATGGTGTCTCAACCTAAGAGACTCAGGATAAAGTTATTTGAACATCAGTTAGCAAGTATTTACCAGATGGAAAAGCTGGAAAGAGAACAAGTTGTGGAACGTGAGATACCGCCAGGAGAACAAAGGACTGCGACGATACAAACCGAAACACGATTGGGTATTAATGCCGATCCAACGGGATACGGGAAAACCCTCTCTATGATTGGATTACTGGTAAGAGATAAAATGTTATGGGATATGGATGTACCTTTTACTTGTGAGAAAATAACTACGGAATCAGCCGGGCTTGTCAGGAGTAGAGTTGTCAACCGATACGAGAAGTTACCTTCAACATTAATTTTAGTGTCTCCTTCAATCCTCATCCAATGGGAACGAGAGTTGGCACGTACCGATCTCATTGTAAGCTCGGTAGTGACGAAAAAAGATGTCGATAACATAGACGCGTTAGAATCCGATGTAGTACTGGTTACCACAACCATGTACAACTACTTAGTCAGGTCTTACGCAAAATACGCATGGAAGAGACTAATCTTTGATGAACCTGGTCACTCACGGGTACCTGGGATGAAAGATGTGAGAGCCGGATTCTATTGGTTTGTTACTGCTACACCCAACGCCATTACTATCAAGCATCGCAACTGTAGAGGTAGTTTCATTAAAAAAATTATAGGCGATAATTGGTGTGACTTTGAAGAACAATTCGGAGACCTTATTATCCGTAACGATGAAGAGTTTGTACGAGCATCCTTCACAATACCAAGCAGTGAACACTTCTACTACCAGTGTTTCCAGCCACTTTCCAATACTGTTGCGGGATTGGTTCCTCCTGTCATCACAACAATGATAGAGGCTGGTAATATCGAGGGTGCCATTACTGCCTTAGGGGGTAGTAAAACCAAGAATATTGTCGAGTTAGTCAGGAAAAAGAAGCTTGAAGAGTTAGAGGAAGCAGGACACAAGATCAGGATGTACACCATCAGAGAGAACGAGGAACAAATAAAAACTTGGACCATGAGGCAGGCCCGTGTTCAAACACAACTTTCCGAGCTTACAATGCGGTTTAGTAACATGCTCTCTGGACCATGTTATATCTGCAGGGAAGAGTTGAAAGATCCAGTGTTGGAACCTTCATGCCAGAATCTCTTTTGTGGAGAGTGTCTCTTTACCTGGCTAAAGAAAAAAGACAGTTGTCCTACATGTCGAGCCACCATCAGGCTTCAAGACCTCATCTACGTCAACATTGGTAAAGAGGATCTATGGGACAGTGTTGAGTCTAAGATTACACTACCACAGACTAAAATACAGAAAGTCGCGAAGTTAATTCATTCTAACAAAACAGGCAAGTTCCTCATATTTTCTGCGTACGATGCGAGTTTTGAGCCCATATGTCGAGTTCTACAAGAGAATAAGGTCAGCTATGCGTTACTAAAAGGGTCTAGCAAGACTCGACAGAGAAACATCGACAAGTTTAAAGCAGGTGATATACAAGTGATCTTCCTTAACTCTGACTTTAATGGGGCCGGAATTAACCTTCAAGAGACTACAGATCTTATATTGTACCATAAGATGTCTCAGGCAACGCGTCATCAGATCATCGGAAGAGCGGAGAGGATCGGAAGGAAGCACCCGTTACGTGTTCACCATCTCCAAGTTCATATTTAAGCGATAATACACAATAATAAAGATGTCATCTTTCGTATGTCCTAATAGATGTTGTACTCTCAAGATAGTACCATATGTCTCCACCCATGACACAGATTTCCTTAAGAGGATTCAGCGCTGCACAGGCAAAGCTGGTGTAGTCCTCTACGATACCATTCAAGACAAGGTCTTACTAGTCCAATCCCGCGGTCACCTTTGGGGCCCTCCTAAAGGTACCCTTCAGTACGAAGAGTCACAGCGCGTTTGTGCTGTTCGTGAGGTGAAGGAGGAGACCGGTTTAGACATCAGTGCAGACTCCTTCACGCGAGCTGTAAATCTTTCCAATAAAGCTATATACTTCTACATGGAGACACCTGAGATCGATGTGGAAGTACAGAGCCACATCGCCGACAACGACGCCAATGGAGTGGGGTGGATAAAGACCAAGTGTCTACAAGAATGTGTCGAAAATGGCAATATTGCCCTGAGCAAACATTGTCAAATAGTATTGAAGCGACTGTTGGGTAAGACTTTTGTGCATCCGGTCTTCACGACGGTCGTTAAAAAGAGAAGAAGGAAGTGAAACAAATATTTTTCGAAGAATATAAAAATGAAAACATATTTAAGGATTTATTATTTCTAATAAAAATGAATGATTGGATTACGCCTAAAAAAGCAAGAGAATTATTACGTGTTACCAATAAAACTCTTATTGAGTG